CAGCAATAAGACAAAGAGCAAGATTTAGTTAATATTTAATAAAACACTATTTATGAGTATGGAATTACCTTTATATATGTTGGAAATATCGGATGACTTAAACGATGATGCAGAAGTGCAATTTGTTTCGCTAGTCGATAGACCTGCAATACAAAAAAATTGGAATGCATTTAAGAATGAACAAAAGTTTCAGATTGTTAGTGAAGATAAGCGAATTATTAGTGGGTGCGCTATGTTGGCTGATACTCCTATCTTTAGGAGTGATGCTAATTTTGGCGATTATTATGTTGCATTTTCTAAAGATACTATTACAAAGATTGTACAGAAATTCTTTAAGAAAGGTTACCAAAACAATGTAAACTTAATGCACGACCCTAATCAAATTGAGACAGGGGTTACGATGTTTGAAAGTTTTATTAGCGACAAAGCAAGAGGTATTGAGCCAATGAAAGGTTTTGAAGATGCTCCTAATGGTAGTTGGTTTGTATCTATGCTAGTTGAAAATGATGAAGTATGGAACAAGGTTAAAGAAGGTTTAATTAATGGATTCTCTATTGAGGGTATATTTAATTACACTCCTAAACTAACTAATGAGGAAATTAAAATGCAGAAGATAATAAACATATTAGAACAAATCTAGTTCTAAGTGATAAACAATAATATTTATTAACATTTAAAGAAAAAGAAAAATGAATTCAAAAGAAGCATTACAACAAATAAGAGCATTATTTGAAGATATGCCACAAGTTGTTGAGCCTGTTGCTCCTGCAGTAACAAAGGTAGAAATGGCTGAATATTCTTTAGTAGATGGAACTAAGGTTATGATTTCTGCTTTAGAAATTGGTGGTATGGTTACAATGGCTGATGGTAGTCCTGCTCCTGTAGGCGAACATCAATTAATGGATGGTACATCTATTCAAGTTGATGAACTAGGTGTAATCGTAGAAATTTCTTCTCCAAAAGAAGATATTATTGTAGAAGAACCTGTTGCACCTGCTGCTGAAGTAGCACCTGCACAAGATACAAATGCAATGATTCAGGAGTTGAAAGCTGAATACGAAAAGAAAAAAATGGAATTAGATGCGAAGATTGCTGAATTAGAAAGCAAGGTTAAACAAGGGTTTGCACAAGTAGCTGAATTAGTAGAAGCACTTTCAAACACTCCAACTGCCGAGCCTACTCAAAGAGCAGCAAACGCATTTCAATCATATGTAAATACTAATGATAGTAAATACGATAGATTGGAGAAATATAGAAACGCAATTTTAAACAAATAAATTTATAAACAATGGCATTTTCAGTAAGCACATTAGCGAACTATACTAAAGAGAACGAAGCATTATTGGTTACTTCTTCAGTATTAGGCGCAAAAACTGCATCTTTAATTAAGAGTGCAGGTAACGTAATGGTTGGTGTAAAGTCTGCAGAGACAATCAACATTATGGACACAGATGCATTCTTTCAAGCAGGTGGTACTTGCGGTTGGAACGCATCAGGTACAACTTCTTTCACACAAAGAACAGTAACAGTAGGTAAAGTTAAAGTACAAGAGGCTTTATGTCCAAAGACATTAGAAGCTAAATATTTACAAAAGGCTTTGCCAACAGGTTCTATGTATGATTCAATTCCTTTTGAGCAAGAGTACACAGATAAAAAAGCTAAAACTATTGCTTCTCAATTAGAGACTGCAATTTGGCAAGGTGATTCTGCTTCTGCAAATGGTAACTTAAACAAGTTTGATGGTTTAATCAAATTGATTGGTGCTGCTTCAGGAGTTGTTGATGCTAACGTATCAGGATTCGTTTCAGGTGGACCTGTAGCTTCTATTACTGCATCAAACGTGATTGCATTATTAGATGGCGTTTACAAAGCTATCCCTGCTAAAGTAGTAGCTGCAGATGATATGACTATCTTCGTAGGTCAAGATACTTTCAGAACTTACACTATTGCATTAAAGAACGCTAATATGTTCAACTATGCATTCGATGGCAAGGCTGATAGTGAGTTCGTATTGCCAGGTACTTCAATCAAAGTTGTAGCAGTACAAGGTTTAAACGGAACTAATGATATCTTTGCTTTAAGATTAAGCAACTTATTCTTAGGTACAGACTTATTAAACGAAGAAGAGAAGTTTGAAATTTTCTTTGCTAAAGAGGCTGACGAAGTAAGATTTGCTTGTGAATTCAAAATGGGTGTAAACATTGCATTCCCTGATGAAATCGTAAAAGTAATAATCTAATTATAAAGGGGAGTTGAAATATACTCCCCATTTTTTAAAACAATAAAATAATATAATATGCCGTGCGTATTAACACAAGGATATACCTTAGATTGTCGTGATTCACTAGGTGGAATTACGGAAGTTTATTTTATTGCAAGTTCAGATGTAACTTCTACTACCGAAGCAAGTGGTGTAATTACTGCTTTAACAAAGGCAGTAGGTAAAAGATTTTATAAATACGAATTAACAAAAGGAACATCTGTGTTCACAGAGAATGTGGCATCTAATGTTCAAAATGGTACTTTGTTTTTTACTCCTGAATTAACAATAATTTTAAATAAGTTACAAGCAAATACAAGAAACGAAATCTTGTTATTGGCTCAAAATAGACTTGTAGCAGTTGCAAAAGATAACAATGGTAGATTTTGGTATCTAGGTAAAACTAGAGCCTTAGATTTAACTGCAGGTAGTGCTACATCAGGTACTGCTGAAGGCGACAGAAGTGGTTACACTTTAACATTTACAGGTGCTGAACCTAGTTTATGCCCTGAAGTAAATAGTGCAACTGCTGCTGCTCTTACAACTGCAGGATAAAAGTTTGTAGTTTTTCATAGTTTAGTTCCCCTGCCTAGTTTTCTAGGTGGGGGTTTTATTTTAAAATGATTGATAAATGACTTATATATGATTGATAAGTTTCAAAAAGTCAAGTTATTGACTTACTTTATTCATTTTGTAAATATTTATATAAATGCTATTTATAATTGATGATACACTTGACAAAAACAGAAACAAATACTATTGTTATGACATTAACTGAAAAGCAGTTACTGACTAACCCTAACTATCTTTTTGTGTTTACAAACAGAAGTAGCAATAATGTTATTAAATTTGTGGTTTTAAATGCATCTGATACAAGTTTATACAAGGATAGATATAACGAATTTAGCATAGTTACAAACACTAACTTTTCTAGTGCATTAGAGGGTCAATATACCTATGAGGTTTACGAGCAGACTAGCACTAGCAATACAAATATAACAGGCTTAAACAAGCTAGAAACAGGCATTATGTGGCTTTCAGGTTCTACCTTGTCATATAATCAATTTACAACAACAGACACTTATACAATTAGACAATGATAGATTTAAGAGTATTAACATTCGCAGAAGCTAGACAACCTGAATTTAAAGAAAAGAAAGGGATTGATGGTGGGTACATTAAATATGGCGAAAACAATGACTATCCTGAATACATAGTGGATTTATATAATAAGTCCTCTAAGCATAGTGCCATTGTTAAAAGCAAGGTACATTATATTACAGGTAATGGTTGGTCAGGTCAACCCGATGCACAAGCATTTATTGATAAGGCTAACAGAGTTGAATCATTATACGATTTAACTAGAAAGGTATCTTTAGATATAGAAATATTTGGAGGTGCATTTTTAGAAATCATTTGGGATTTATCAGGTAACCTAGCAGAGATTTGGCATTGTGATTATACAAAGATGCGCACAAATAAAGATAATACGCAGTATTGGTATAAAGAAGATTGGAAAGATAACAAGGTAAAGCCTATTGTTGTTGCGGCATTTAACCCTAAACAACCAACAGGTAAGCAAATTCTGTACGTAAAAGAGTACAGACCTAATATTGGTATCTATGGATTGCCTAGTTATTTTGCTGCATTAAACTATATTGAATCAGATATTGAGGTATCTAAACATATTTTAGGTAATGCGCAGACAGGGTTTTCTGCTAGTAAACTTATTACTTTACCTAATGGCGAACCTAATGATGAAGAAAAACGTAATGTAGACCAAAGAATTAGAAAGACATATAGTGGTGCAGATGGCAAAAAATATATGATTGCATTTGTCAATGACATTTCTAGAAAGCCTGTAATTGATGATTTAGGTACTAGCGATTTAACAAAAGAAGATTTTGGTAAGGTAGATGAATTAATACAGACTAATATTTTTAGTGGGCATCAAGTAACTACTCCTTCTATTATGGGTATCGCGGAGGCAGGTAAGTTAGGTACAAGAACTGAAATGCGTGATGGTTACGAAATATTTAAGAACACTTATGTTAACGCAAAGCAGATGCACTTAGAAAGTGTATTTAATATGTTAGCTAAATACAAAGGTGTAGAAAGTGAAATCAAGATTATACCAACAGAGCCAATAGGTATTGAATTTAGTGAAGCTACAATAGTTTCTGTTGCTCCTAAAGAATGGATTTTAGAAAAGATTGGTATTGATGTTAATAAATATTTACCAACTCCAACAGATGCAACTGATATGCCTGTTGAAACATTATCTGTTAATGAACATATTAAAGGCTTAAAGGGTCGTGAGTGGCAAAATATGCAGCGCATTATTCGTGAGTTTAACAAAGGTAAAATTAACAGAGAACAGGCATCTGCAATGCTTAAAACAGGATATGCTTTAAGTGATGAAGAAGTTGCAACTTGGCTAGGATTAGAAGAATTACAGGCTGAATTTTCTGAAGAAGATTATAAGGTATTCTTTGAATTTGGTGATGTAAAAGATTCCTATAATGTTTGGCAAAAGAAAACAAGATTTTCAGATGATACTGATTATCAAATGTTTGCAGAAGTTAATCAATTAGAATCAAATATTTTAGACCAAATTTCAAAGCAAAAAGATATTACTCCTGAAGTTCTTGCACAAGTATTAAATGTAAGTGTAGCTGAAGTTATAGTAGTTATTAGAAGCCTAGAAGAAAGAAATATTATAACTTCTATTGATAAAAAAATAGGTAAAGGGATTGATTCAAATGTTATAGTAGAAAGACAATTAGTAAAGCCATTAAGCAAGACTGTTGGTGAAGTAAAGCCTACAACAACAGAAATGCTTGTTAGATATTCTTATGAATGGAAATCAGGATTTAGTAAAGCTAACATAGGTACAAGCAGACCATTTTGCAAAGAGTTATTAAGAGCAGACAAATTTTATAGCAGAAGCGAAATTGAACAAATATCTGCAAGGTTAGGTTATTCTGTTTGGGATAGAGGTGGCGGATGGTGGAATAATAATGGTACTATTAGCGCATCTTGCAGACACGAGTGGAAAACAAATATAGTTACAAGAAAAAAATAATAAGATGTCATTAAATACATTATTCATATCAGTACAAAGCATAAAGGACAGAACAGGATTACACGCTAATGTTGATGAAAAGTTAATATTACCTGAAATCAAGACTGCACAAGATATGTATATTATGCCTGCACTAGGAAGCACATTTTACAATAGATTACAAGCGGGTGTTAATGCTTCTAACTTAAATGGAAATGAGCAATCTTTACTTAACAACTATGTAACTGATTGTTTGATTTATTATGTTATGAGTGAATTACCAATGGGGTTATCATATCAATTTTATAACAAAGGATTGCTTAGAAAGAGTGGGGATAATACAGAAAATCCATCTATGCAAGATATGATTGATGTCGCTAATAGATACAGGACAAGAGCGGAGTTTTACAAGCAAAGATTAATTAAATATCTTAGACAGAACAATACTATGTTCCCTGAATATTTAAACTATACAAGCGGAATAGATACAATTTTACCTGACTTAGAAGGTTACACTACTTCTTTATTTTTAGATGACGATTGCGATTGTTCACATAAAAAACCTTTATCCGAAAAATATCAAGGTAAAATAGGATGCTAATATGAGCAAAGAAGCTAACATTAAGAATCAAAATAAGCTAAAAGTTTATTTAGACAAAACAAAAAAGAATGACCCTAAATCAAATAGTAAAGCAAATAACGGAATTCGGAAACAACCACGAGCAAATTAAGTTTGTTTACTTTGGTGATGTTTGGGAACGATTAAGTAATGGCGAGGTAACATACCCTGCTATGTTTTTTAATCTTAACGATGCTCAAATACTAGCTAAGCAAATACAATATAATTTTTCTATCTATGTTATGGATAGGATGCTAATGGAAGAAACAAACGAAACGGAGGTTTTAAGTGATATGACTTTAGTAGGTCAGGATATGGTTGCTAGTCTTAGAGACCATATTTACGAATGGATTGTTGGCGATAATATGTCAGTAACATTCTATACGGAATCCGACCCTGATTATTTAGCAGGTATAAAGATTGATTTCTCATTAACATTATCTTCATTAAACGACACTTGTCAAATACCTACAAATGGAATCTAAAAAAATTAATCAACTAGCAACAAACGTTGCTCCACAGACATCGGATTTAACGATTATAGGCGACCCAATAACAGGTGTAAGTAAAAAGATTTCTTTATTACAAATAGCTAATTTATTTGCTACAACAGGCACGGTTTCAAGCGTAGCGGTTACAGAAACAGGAGATGCTTTAACAATAACAGGCAGCCCAATTACAAGTGCGGGAACTATTAATATAGGATTTGCGGGGGATGCTACTCAATATGTTAGAGGGGATGGTGCATTGGCAGATTTTCCAACATCAACAGGTGGCGGAAGTTCGGTTTCTTATTATCTAAATTCAAGCGTTTCACAAGGTACAATAGGCGGTGTTGCTTATAGAGAATTAAGTAAAGACCCAATAAGCGGTGCGGGAACGGATATAACTATTTCTGCAAATGGGTATGTAGCGAGTTACATAACAGATGCCAATGACCCTGCTTTATTAGAAGTGCCAGGTGGTAACTTTAATTGTGAGTTTTATTTTAGTGTAAATTCTAATGCGCATAATCCTTATGTATATGCAGAACTTTATAAATATGACGGCACTACTTTTACGCTATTAGGTAGCAGTCAAAGTGTACCTGAATATTTAACTAATGGTACAACTTTAAGCCCTTATTATTTTGCTATCCCTGTGGCTACTGCTGCTTTAACTATAACAGATAGATTAGCAATTAGAATATATGCAAACGTTGATACAAGAACAGTTACTTTACATACAGAGAATAATCATTTGTGTCAAGTGGTTACAACTTTTTCAAAAGGATTAACTTCGTTAAATAACTTAACAAGACAAGTACAATTTTTAGCGACAGGAACAAGTGGAACGGACTTTGCTATATCAAGTTCAACGGCTACACATACTTTTAACCTTCCTATTGCTTCGGCTGCAAATACAGGTAAGTTAAGTTCAACAGATTGGAGTACGTTTAATAACAAGATTGGTGGTACAGGTACAACAAACACTTTACCTAAGTTCACAGGTGCATCTACAATAGGTAATTCTAATGTAAGTGATAGTGGTACTTTAATTACTTTAGGTTCTAATACTACAATATCAAGCGGTTCATTAGGAATTGGTAGTACAAGTTTAACAGGATATAATTTAAGAGTAAATAAGAATTTAACAGGTGCAACTACTTCAAGAGGAATATCTTCAGAAGGTGCTATACAATCAAGTGTTGTTACTGCTTATTTATTTTCTACTAATTCAGAGACTGCTGCTGCTGCATTTTCTACTGACATTGTACATTATTTTAGTTCACACGCTTCAACAGGTGCAGGTAGTACAATAACAAGTAATACCGCATTTATGACAGGTAACTTAACAGGTTCTTCTGTTTTTGGATTTAGAGCATTATCAAGTTTAAGCGGTTCATCAACTACTCAAGGATTTAGAGGAGATATTGCAGCAGGTGCAAACCAATGGAATCTATTTATGAACGGAACTGCTAACAACTACTTAGCAGGTTCTTTGGGTATAGGTAGTACAAATGTAGGTACAACTAATGGCAATTTAAATATTGCAAAAACAATTACTGGAGGAGTATCGGCAAATGGAATTAATAAT